GCATGCACCGGGGCCTGTTCCCCCATAGGCACCACATGCGTGATAGCATTCACAATGTTATTCTTAATCACAGAAAGCCAGCTCATTTCAATTCCCTTCTCTTCCGCGGATGAGATCCGCAACTGCGTTGGCCCGGGTTGGCCCAACATCTTTGTCCCACTTCGAGGCCAGAAGTTCTTCAGCTGCCGCCTCAAAGTTTCCGGCTTGCATAGCAGCAAGCATGTGTGTAAAGCTAAGTAGTCCGCGAGGAGGAGGGCCCATCCGGCCGATGCCCATGTTGAAGCAGAGTTCCACGAGTGCATCGCGCCTGTCCTGATTCAGCCCTTCCGACCAATCAAACCTGGCAGACACACAAAAGTTTGCCAGCTTGATATCCGCTGTCAACTGATCTTCCGCCTGTTGCAAGGTCCACACTAGTCCCTCCTTAACCTCCGGCCCGGTGTGGCCATAGCCAATCGTCCACACCCCCTTCGTATCCTGATAAGCCTTAAGTCTTAATCCTTCATGAGCCTTGATTCGATCCCGAAGTGCCATCTGGACCTCCCAGTGCCTTAGCCACCTTGGTCCCGCCAGCCATTGTTACCGCGCCGGCCAGGGCTCCAAGAACGAAAGTCACGCTCTGCGCATTATCCTTCGGGATCGGAACGAACAACATCAGTCCGCCAAGCACCCCAAGAAAAATCAACGCCAGCCCTGACAAAAGCATTTCATAATTAATCTGCATCACGAAGCAGCTCCTCTCATAATCGCAAATTGAAGCACAATAGCATCAGACTGACTTGCTGCCGAATAGTTTCTAACCATGATTCGGCAGGAACCAGCAGCCGAAGCTTCTACCTGCACGTTGTATGTGAGGGTAGTTGCTCCAGAAAGAATACTTACCATCACCACATCATTAGCCCCAATGCAGGAATTAGTTAACGTAAATGCTATCGAAGTAGTAGCCGCCAAAGCTGCATTGTTCATGGTAATTGTGCCGGTGGGGGTATTAAGTGTTACCCCAGTAGATTTAGAAGTTGCTTGCGCAACTGCGCCGCCCATACCTGCACCCGACACATAACCAATCCCTTGTCTAGAAAATATGCCGGTATTAGAGCCTGCCGTAATCACTACCATGGAATCGATAGAGTGTTGGTACTGCATTCCTCCTTTGGTATTACCGCCCGCACCAGCTCGCCCAAACCAATAGGAAGAATAGTTTGCCGAGCCCGCATGTACAGCCATACCTGCATTGCCCGTGTTAGTTACCAACACTCCAACATCACTGTAAGGAGTTGCAACTACTTCGCCTAAAGCACCGACAGCAATAATTCTTACTGGGTTGCCTGAAGCATCAGACGTGTAAGTCGCCCGGGCCGTGGTTCCCAACAATGGGTTCGCCAAAACCACTTGCGTCAGCTGATCATTATACCATTGTCCAGCTGTTGCCGTCAACGCTTGCAATGTATTTTTAGAAGCATTGCTTTGCCCAAGCTCTCCTGTTGGGGCCACAAGCCAAGGTAGTCCCACAAAAGATCCAGTAACACTCATACTTCCAGACAAATCAATATAGGAACTTTCGCCCACATTGTAAGCTGCGACAGAAAAAGTTGGATTTCCCACAATCGTCAAAGGCCAGCTTTGGCCTGTACCCGAATTAAATCCGTGGTCGATACAGCCCCGGCCAACTTCCGCAACACCAATCCCTCCTTTGTTCCCGGTGGTAGACCACGCCGCTGTGTGCAGGATGTATCCATCAGCTGCTTGCTCGTTAAAGTAACCTGCTACGCAAGCGCCATAAGCAATCGCACCAATATAAATTCGACCTCCAAGATACGCTTTGGTCATATGGTCAGTGTACACCGTGTTCGTAACAGTAAATCCTGAAATAGAAAACCAACCATCATTCAAAGCATTGATAGGATTTCCAGTCGCGCCAGGATTAAGTGTCGCCACTCCTGTTCCATTACCTACAATTGCCAGCTGATTGACAGCTGTTTGTCCAACCAGTTTTCCGTTTACAGTAATAGGTTCAGTGGAAACTCCAGAAAAAGTATTGTTAATTGTGACCGTGTACCCAGAGCTAAGATCATATGTGGCCCGAACATATGAAAGAGTTTTTGCGAAAGTCGCCCACGGACTTCCAACTGTACCAGCGCCGGTGGAATCATTTCCAGTAGATTGATTATAATAAAATGAGATATTGCTAGTTAAAATCCCACGTACCCCAAGAGCTGTTTGAGCCCCACTTTGTGTTGTCGCGCCTGTGCCTCCAAGATTTACAGGTAAAGGAACCACTGAAGCAATTCCAGAAGCAATTGTTGGCTGGCCGGTGGAATCAAAAGCCAAATAACCAGAGGCGCGTTTAGTTGCAGACGGAAGTTGAGACAGTATTTCTCCCGGAGGAACAACCACGCTTCTCCCCGCTTCCGTGGCAAGTTGCTGGATCTGCATTTCCAGCGTGTCAAGCCCGGTTTCTACATAGTGCGGGTAGAAGGACGTGTTGGCGACCGCAGTTGGCTGAACGTAAAACATATTCCTTTGGATAGTGACATAAGTTCCAGACGCAGGCGCTGTCGTCATAGTGACAACCCCGCCGCCCGTTCCGCCCACACCTGTAATATTATAATCTACCCCATAGGTTTTCGTGGTGATCGCCCCTGCCGCATCCACCGCAGTTACAATCACTGCGGGCGTAACCCCATCCGCCTGATAAGGAATCTGGAAGGAGTAAGCAAAAGCTGTCTGCACACCGTTCCCGGCGAGCTTGGTTTCAGTAGTCTGCGCGGTAACGGTCATTTAGTTTTCCCTTGCATGAGGCCGCGAGCTACGTCAGCGGGCGTTTGGTGTGGGGGATGTCGAGAAGCTAAGTACTCAAGTGATTGTACAAATTGACCAGGGATTTTAACCGGCCCGGGCAGGTAAGATAAAGTGTTTGCTGCATCGCGAAACCAATGTTTATCCACTTGATGCGCGCGGTCTTGTCCAGCCAAATGTTCCGTTGCGATCCATGCATTGTAAACAGTTTTAGAAAATGAAGTTACAACTTGAGCCGCAGTGTTTTGACTTGTCTCCGGGTGCTTGAGGTTTTCCAAGATTCGAACAAACTCCCGCCCTCCAGGCATTGTGCCGATTGTATTTTCAGCCAGTCCAAGCAGCAAATCATCCAGCGGTTTTGTCTGCGGATGCATTGTCTTGTGCCGGAACGCATACCATACTGCGGGAAAAGCAATGAAGAATAGCAGATAGTTTGCAAGCCAAGCTGTGTCTTCAGCTGGTGTGCTTCCAGGTTCGTCCGCAGAAGATGATGCATCTGTTCCATCCGGTGGGGGAGATGGCGGCGATCCTCCACCACCATACCCACCACCGACCAGCCTCGCCGCCCGCATCCGCGCAGTCCAACCCCGGTTATATGCGGAATTAAGAAACGACATAAGAGTGGTGAACAGAGCGCCAAACTCTCCAAGAACAGTTCCTGTTTCGCGCATATAAGCTGGAATGTCTGACGCGCGTCCAGCACCATGAGTGATCCGCACAGACTTATTTGCCAACCCAATCGCGCGTTCCTTATCTCCAGGAACTTCGGTCAAACTCTTTTTGTAGACCGCAAGCCACAGCGGGTAAGAAGAAAGCTGCGATGTGATAGTCATCAGCTTAAATCCATACTCTTCAAACGCCCGGGCCCGACCTTCGGATGCAGTTGTGATCTTATCCAAAATCAAACGGACGTCTCGTTCTTGTCCTTCCCACGCTTGTCTTACTTCAGGGGAGTGATCATTAACAAATTGCACCAGTCGTTTAAACTCATCTGGAGATTTGAAGAAGTCCACACCCGCTGCTGCAAAGTCTCCAAGTCCCGCTTCACCCAAAGAGTGAATTGCCGCGATCGGGCTGTGCAGAAACACAGTGGTTAAACGATAACCAACCGCAACAAATACTGAAGTGGAGCGCAGTCGCCGCAGTCCGTTGGTAAGGGCGCTGGTGGAAGAGTCATTCGTCACCCGACGACGGGCGATGTACTGCAGCCACGGAAAAATTTGGGCAAGAAGTTCAGGTCCTAAGGTTTCTTGAATTGCGCGCTTGACTCGGTTTTGCGAAAGCACCTTATTCGCATTCAGAATCGGCTCCATATAAGACAGCGCGTGAACCACTTGGTCTAGTCGGGAAGCAAGAGTCTTGAATTCCAGTGAGATCGGGGCCGCAAAGTTAGTTCGCTCTTCCATGTAGGGATGTGGGGGAACTGCTGCGATAAAATCTTTTCCGAAGATAGAGTCTACACCCATAGCTGCGGGATCTTGGGGCCCGTTGTCTTTCCCGATCAGGGCCCGTTCCCACACCACTGGATAATACCCACCCGGCAAACCCTTCAAATATTGCTGGGGCTTAACTCGCGGCGGCGCAACCCCAGTCATCCGCATACCTTGCGCTGCAATATCTGGCCACAGTTTTGCATAGATCGCCCAGATTCCCCGAATGAAAGTTCGGTCCGCATCAGACAACATGCTGTCAACATACGCAACAAGCTTCACTGGATCCCAGCCATACCCCCGAGTCAGCTTATCAAAGCTGGAAGCATTCCCCATATTTAACGCGGCGGCAACCACCATGCCTCGAGTAGTCATCCAAGGTTGGCTTTCAACCCAGAAATCTGGTGGTGTAGAAATTCCTACTTCCAAAGTCTTATCATATTTCTTCGGCAGTTCTTTGCGTAGATCGGCAAACTCTTTCGCCAGCATCTTGTGATAGTCAGCTTCTTTATACCCACCAGCTTCAATCTCGTTAACAAGATTCTGCATCGGGCCTGATTTTGCATTATCCATCCAGGAAAGAAATGTCTCACCAGACAACTGAATAGCATCAAGTTCGCGCACCGCTTTGCCTGATAGCAAAGACGTAAAGCCTTTCTGGTTCGCGATATCCCTTACTTGCACAGGAGAAAATTTCTGTGGAAGAGTAGCCGCCCGCCGAGTGATATCGTTCACCACATCCATCAAAGCTTGAGCAGTTTCCCCATTCTTAATTGTCTGAGCTTCTCGCCCGTTATGCATCAAGGACTTCAGAGAGGCTTCAGTCGTGCGGAATAAATGCACCGACCAATCCATAGGATCGCCCTGCCCCAAGTGTCCTACCATAAGAGTCGGCTGGTATGCATTGTGGAGTTGTACAAACGTCTCTAAAGAAACGCCGCCCATGTTGTTCAGCAGTTCTTCCAGATCCCGGTTGACCTTATAACCAATCTCCATCAGTTCCGCGTGAACATAGTTCAGATATTTCTGCTCCACATTCGGCATGGTTTCGCGCTTGGCCCAGGTGCCCCAGCTTTTCAGTGTCTTCCTATTCAGCTTGGCAAAGCTGTGGGCCATTTTAAGCTGAAGATGGTTTATGTATTGAATTTGCTTATACTTAAAAGCTTTGATGTAGTCGGCTTTGAGCAGGGCCCGTTCCGCTTCCGTCCCTCCGTTGTAAACAAACTTTTCAAACGCCTGAATATTCAGCGCCTTTTTAACCGAAAAGCTTTCAAACTTATTTTCAGCATAGCTTTGGATCGCCGCTTTATCAAACGGAATGTCTGCAAAATCAGCAAGCAGTTGCAATTCAGCAATCAGCAAATCAGTTACCTTCGGGCTAGCAACTGAGTCCTTAGCCATTTGTTGGATTTGTTCCGGTGACAGCCGAATACCAACTTCATCTTCCGCTCGTTGTTGCGCGACAGCTTTGAACTGCTTCGCTAGATGATTCTTCAAAGACAGTCCTTCAGTAGACGCATCCACCGCGCTGATCTCTTTCAAGAACTCTTCACCGTTATCAAACCCAAACAGGTTCGCCGCTTGATCCGCAGTATATCCACCCTCTTTGAAAATCCCTTTCGGAAGTTTCAGTTGTGGATAAGCCGCCTTCACCGAAGGATCGAGCTTAACTTCCTCGCCAGAAATCGCATCGATAAATTTGAAGAAAATATTTTCAGGAGTAGCGGTAAAGATATTTGGGGAATCTTTTTGGGTGCTGTAGTGTTCTACCATCCGCACGGCGTCCCAGCCAAACGGCTTCCACATATCGGGCTGTTCCCAAAGACTCCAGTCTCCATGTGCGAGATCTTTGTATACTTGATCGTACTTGTCCTGCCAAGCAGAGGAACCCTTAGCATACCCATAATGGTTATACCGGTTCGCCATAAACCAGTTGGCAGCTTTCGCTACGTGGTCTGGGTTGCGGAAGTCTCCGACCGATTTAGCTTTGATATGAACAATGTAAACAAGATGACGAAGTTCTTTTCCAGGATCAGTATACTCCGTGGTGTGTTTCCCTTGAGCCCACTTGCTGGCAAACTGAGGCTGCTCTGCAAAGCTTACACCTTTATGGGAACTTTGCTTCGGGATAGTCCATTCGCCAGGTTGAATGTTTGTGTAGTTGCTTCCGTGGTAAAACGTAGCCGGGCCCGATCCATCTTTAGCCTGCACAAATTCTTTCGGGTCCACTTCTCGCTCCGCCCCGTACTTCATGGAGTACAAGGCTTGCACTGCAGGTTGCGCCATGATGTCGTCCACTACTTGCGGGTAGTGATTTTCATACGACGTCTTAAACTCCTTTGTGGAGTACTTCTTAATTTCCTTCGCCACCTTGGCTACAGTGGCGTCATACGCTTGCTGTTGCGCAAGTTCAGTTTGCTTGGAGTATTCATTAAACTGCGGTTTGCTCATCCCAAGCGTTTGCGGGGTGGAGAACAGCTGTTTGAGGTGTTGCGCAGTTTCGGCTTGAAAAATACTTTGTTGCACCAGCCCGTCAGTTGCTGCCAACGCCTGCTGCCCGTGAGGAGACAGTTCCGTATCTGCCGGGGCGGGCGCAAAACTATGAGCGGCAGGCGAAGGCACTGTCGGCTCTTGAGCTTGGTTTACACTTTTCCCGTCACCCCGAAACACGGAAGCCGCATTTAGAACTCCAGCCCAGCTTTGTCCTGCAGTGATTGAAAGATACTTCCCAAGGGGGATGTCCCAGCTTTGCCCCTGCATCGCAAGGTTTTGAATGTCCAGCACATCGCCATGGCTTATCGTAGTTGGCAGCGCGTTGCCATCTGCCAAGTGATCATGCAGGATGTTAAACATTTCGCCCGCATCCACATGCACATCACTGTATGCAACATGCTTAAGATATTCCTGCATAAGTTCCGGCGACTGTTTCAGCGCAGGACTTCCGGCCACCGTCTCTTGCAGCTTCTCTATATCAGCCGCGTCAGAAACAGCAAGAGCATCTCGAATAGTATCCACACCAGGGTGAGCACCAACAGGCGGTACGCCCTCGATTGGCGGTGAAATCTCACCCAGCCGGGCGACAGTGCTGCCTTCCGCTTGATATATATCACCATGAGGTCCCCGGTTGCCAAGCTCATCTACCCAGCTTTGCGCAACTTCTGGAGAAGCAAATTGCACTGGTTCCCCAGACGCCGTAGCCAGTTTTCCATCTTCTGTAGTAGCAAAAGTTCCGTTGGCATAGTGGGGTGCATCATTGGTGAAAGGCGAAGGCTCTGCCGAAACTTCCTTCGGCCCAGTCAACAGCCCAGATGTTCCTTCCGCCGCAGTAGATGCTTCCGCCGCTGCACCCGGAACCGCAGGTACTTTTAGCTCCGGTGCAGCAAGTCCAAGCATAGTATTGATACGGTTTGTCCATCGTTCAGTCCGTGTTTCCAGACTTGCGTCTTGACCAAACCCTGCAACCTGCGCGGCAGAAAGTTTTTGGAAAGGAGATTTAATATCCCCAAGTTGTGTCTGTGCTTCAGGGATGTATTGCAAGCCCAAAGCTTGAACAGCTTCTCGTTCTGTTTGGTTGACAACATTACCAATTGTTGCCGAGAACAAATCCTTGATGGCTGAGCCAACCGCATTGTATTGCAGTCCTTTAGGATTGACTTGCCCATTCGGCCCAATCACAGCTCGTTGAGCATCAATCTGCATTTGCTTCCAGTTAACCCCAAACGTCTGGGACAGCCGATCCATTTCGCCCGCGCCGTTAAAGAACTTATATGCCTGGTTGCCAATGTCCGCAAGTCCTGACATATCTGCTTTAGCCGCAGCGGCAGTCGCGGGGCCAGCCCCGGCAAGGTAGCCAGCCAACGGTGGGGAAGATGTAATCGCCTGTTGATCCGCCTGCGTCTTTGCTTGTGCCGCCACAACATCTGGAGTAAACACTGCCGTGTCTGGAGGCACACCAACCTTCGGCCCTGCTGCCAGTGCAGTTGCGCCCGCTGCTGGAGACAATTGGCTTGCCCCAAACATTGTGTTGCCAGCTTGCACTTGTTGCTGGTGATTAAATTCTTGATCGAAAACCGGATCGCCCATCACTTCTTAACTCCAGCGGCTTTGTCGAAGTAATCGGGACGAGTGTTGTACATGTAAGCGATATCTGCTTCAGTTGGCTTTGTGCCTTTGTCCGTATACAATTTAGTAATCAAAGCTTTTGTTGCTTCGGGAACAGTATAACCCGGTTCAGTTGTTCCACCCAGCACCATACTACCAAAAGGAAATCCACCTGTTTTTCTTTCCTGAGCAAGCTGTGTTGCAAAATTGGAATAGTCTTGTGCGCTGGGATACTTACCCCCATTTGCTGGATCAGAAATAAATGCTTTGGTCTTTCCCACCATGGCCCCGACAAATTGCTGATACCCTGGATTAGTCAGCCGCGCGCCTTCTTCTCCAGGAAAAGTCATGTTGATGTACTGAGCCACACCTGGAGCTGACAACATAGTTTTTGTATTGCGCTCTACTTCGTTTGCTTTCTTCTGTATTTGTGTAGCTTCCACTTGAAGCTTTATTCTGTCAGAAGAAGCAAGATCTTGTTTCGTAAAATCTACCTGCGCTGCTTGCATAGGATTGGTATTAAACAAACCAACAAGTGTTTCAGCATTATTTCGTTGAGTAAGAGATGCTGGAAGTGTGGCAGCTCGACCAATCATATACGGAATCTGCGCTCTTCCTGCTGGTGGAAGAGAAGCAATCGCTGCAGCCATACCTGGGCGCGAAACAAGATCAGCTTCATCTATCGGCGCAGGACGACCATTTTGTCCAGCTGCCTCTAACTCCACCGCATGAAGCATAGCGTTTTGGTTGTCTCTGACAATACTAACTCGCATGTTGATTTGTTGTTCTGCTGCTCGCATCACAGCGTTAGCTTCAACAGGGTTGCCTTGCAGATATTTTTGCGTGTAATCAAATGCCGCAGCCAACCCACGATTTTTCGCCGCATCCACGTCTTCGTTTGCCGCCATAGTAAATGGTTGAGCAGTCTGCATCCGCGCATCCCACTGCACATGAACGTGAGAGCCAGTAGAGTTTTTAGCTCCCGGTCCTTCAGTTATGACTTTGAGTCCGGGGATACCGGAAGCTTGAATACGGGCAGCGAGTTGCTCTAGCGTTTCCCCAGGTGCTGGCGTAAGGTCTGCCGCAGTCCCGTTAAGGTGGTGGGAGTTTGGAACGCCGTTGGCTGCTGCATTTTGTTCCGGAGTTCTTGTGGTGGATGTAACGACAGCACCTGGAACAGCCGTTGTTATAGCGTGAACCATATCTGCGGGTTGTCCGGGTTGTCCGGGAGTAATTCCAGACAAGATGTTATTCACATGCCCTTGCACTTCATATTGCTTTTGCTGCACACCGAGCGGACCTTGCAAAGCTTGATACTGCGCAGTGGTCATATCATTAATGTGTGTGTCTACAATACCCTTCGCCCCAAGATAATCTCCTTGGTCAATCTTGTCTTTGGCCAGGTTAAAAAACACTTGCCCGACATTATGTGTAAGGGCTTGTCGACCCGCGTCGGAGTTAGGATCTACTCCAATTCCATTCGGGCCGATAGATTTGGCAGTTTGTTGCCCTATAGCACCTATCGCATCGTGGAACTGAGCACTGTCCGGCCCGAATTGATTATAAGCTTTCTGCGCTGTGCCCACAGAAATATCCATAGCAGCAACATTGGATGCTTTTTGCGCTGCGTCAGTTTGTGTAGTCACGTGTCGAGTTACATCTGACACGGCAAAGCTATACGCCCGCCGAGCTGCTGCGTCGTAGTTCACCTGCGCATCAAGTGATAGTCCTTGCCCGCCTGCAGCCAAACTATCTTTCAGTTTGCCTAACACTTCGGGCGCGTTGATCGCGGCATAAATTCCCATGTTGTTAGTTTTGTAGTTAGAAACAAGCTGATCCATTTCCGGCACAACAGTGCTAGCTCGATCGTTTGCCGCGATCTGGTTCATCGTTCCTTGGATCGCCATAGCGTGCTGAGCCAAGTCGCCGGTGGCCTGAGCCCCAGCCAGAAGTGGGTTCGCCCCTTGAGAGTTAACTTGCTGCGGTCCAACCGGGCCGACTTGTTGGGAGACCTGCGGCTGGTCAAGTGTGGGAACCTGAGCCATTAGATGGGTGCTCCAAAATACTTAGCGTTTTCCAATGCGCCCGCCGACCACTTGTCCGCCACGGTCTTGCCTTTGTTGACGTAGGAGGAAGGGAACGCGGCCTCCCCCGCAATCGCCGCACCACCCGCTTTGGAGATCCCTGTCAACAGCGCATTCCGGCCCGCCATCTTATCCAATTTAGCCTGCGTGTCTTCGGTGTTGGCTTGGGTCTGAAACCCATACGCCGTCCGCGCCGCGTTGTACTGGATCATAGCCGCATCCATTGCGGAGATCCGGCCAGTGGCTTGGCGGGTAGCGACGGCAGAGCCAACCCCTACGTCAAGACCGTTTGCCCCTTGAGAGGCTTCTTGTTGCGCTTGGACAGTGCTTCCGTGGGCCAGCGCTTGTGAAGCGTTGTATTGCCCCGCTTCCACCGCGCTTGCAGCATTCTGCCGGGACAGCGCCGCGTTGTTTTGCGCCACCGCCGCTCCATAATTACCCTGCATCAGCCCGCCGATCCCGGAAAGAATCCCTGGAGTTGCTTGCGCGGCTACACCTGCTTGGGGAGAATTTAGGACGCCCATTGCCAATCCTTTTTCTCAAGAGTCATGTTGATCAGCCCGCCCCGCATTGGGTATTCCTTGAACCCCAGCCAGCGCAACCACTTCCTTGCAGGCGCGTGACGAGCATCTACGATGGCTGAAAGCGTCGGGGCCAATTCCAATATCCCTGTTATAACACGTTGGGAACCCCTAGCAACCATCAGAGGCCACTCGTCCGCTAATGGGGTAGTTAGCATCCAGACATCAGCCACGGCCGAAATTGGGTTAGCCCGGAAGCCGAACCAAGCCAAAGGCAGTCCGTTAACTCGGACGACGTAAGCGCAGGTGGAGTTCGCCACCGACATCATCACGGCTTCCGCGCCTGAAAGGGAGACAAGGTTGCACTCCCGCTCATCGTTAAGCCGGAGCGTCACGGGCTCGTTCCATTCTTGAATTGTTTCAACGACCAGTGTCACCGACCACCACCGACGGGATAACCCCGAGAACTGTTGCAGGGAGAGGAAAGTCTTGTTGGATAAGGACCTGGCCCTTAGTGTCCCAGGTGGATCCGATGTTCATTTGGATGTCTCCAGTGTAAAGAACTGAAGGCGTGGTGAAGGGGATGGACTGTTCAGGGACTGGATAAACCGGGCCCGTGTCATGGCCGACCTTCAGTCCAAGGCTGTCCTTAAGCCGGAGAGTCAGGCCAGGGATAGTCTTCCGCTTCCCTTGGATGGTTCCTTGGGAAAGCTCAAGTTGAAGTGTTTGCAGTTGGCACTGGTAGGACAGGCCGACCACAACCTTGCTTGCAGCGGTGGGAAGGGTGATGGAGTTGCTCGCCACTGTCCCGGAGAATGGCACCCCATCAGCCAGCCCCACCACGCTCTGCCCATTAAGATGGAACAGCCCGCCAACCGAAGTTGTCGGCACATCCAGCGTCCAAGCGCCCGAGGCCCAGGGCACAGCGGTTGTGGTTCCGGCCACGGTTTGGAAGGGCTGGTTGACAGTGGCGGAAAGAACTGTGGAGGAAGTGTAGCCGGTTATAGTTGCTTGCCCTAGTCCGTTTGCATCTCCAGCCCAAAGCACTGATCCTACATTGCCCGCATTAAAGACTGCTGTGTCTGCGGTTATGTTTATAGAACCGCCGACAGACCCAAACGCGCCGGTCAAAGTGATGCCAGCGGATGGGTAGGTTTCCGCAAGTTGCAACCCAGCATCCACACACCAAGCTGACTGCACATTCTGAAACGGGCGGTAGACCTGCCGCTCAACATAGTTCCGCCACTTACCGTTCAGGTACCGTTGCACAACTGTGTAGACAGCGTTTGCGTTATTTTCCGGGATGGAACAAACGGATTTGTACAGCCCTTGAGTATCCCAGCGCGACCAAGCAAACACTTCTTGATCGGGGACGTAGGCGTGAACCAGCATCACCCCGTCCGAGCGCACAACGTGGATAAGTCTGCTTGGCTCTTCCGCCCAGGCCCATTGAACTGGAAGGTAGTTGTCAAAGAGGTGGTTGGCTAGGGCGGAACGGTCCACGCCCGCGTAGGACTGAGTGTAATAGCTAAAGGAAAGATCGCGGACTTTGAACCCTCGGTTTTGGCAATACAAGATGTTGTTTCCAACCACCAGCGGAGGCATGTCGTTCGCGCCAGAAGAAGACTGCGGAAGCGCCACGATGTTTGCAGGAGTGACAGCTGAGCCTTGACTTCCTCCTGTCACAAGGAACCCGCCGCCGGTGGTTAAGATAACCAGCCCGGTTGACATCGCAGTAAAAGACTTGATCGTGTTGACTTGGCGGGAGGCAATACTGGCCGTGATCCCGTCGTTCGCAAGGGAAGTGGGAGTGGTGTCAAAGTTACTATACCGCCCAGGCTTTGACATCACAAAAGATTCAGGCGCGTTAGTTGTTCCGCCATAAACCTTGCGCTGCTGGAAGAACCCACAGCAGGAAGGATACGTGCCGGTGAGTTGGCCCAGCGTTACATTGTAAGTTGCGGACGCAATAGCATCTGTCACTGTCGGCGCGGAAGTATATCCTTTGCCTGGATTAAGCAACACAACGCCCACGACAGTGCCTGCAGTGGGATCGCAGATCGCGTATCCGCTAGCACCGGAGCCACCTCCTCCACTAAATATAAGTGATGTATAGTAAAGCGCGCCATAGCCCGCCCCGCCGGAGTTGACAGTCACGGATGCAATTTGACCAGGAGAAAATGGGTCGGCAAACACCGGGGGCTGTTTGGTGTAGTCTGCGGTAAAACCTGGGTCAAGGAAAGAAGAGCTGGTGGAAGAACCAACAAACCCAAGAGCCGTGGCGGGAGGTGATCCGCCTTTGCCAATAGCTGCAGAGGGCCCGCCCCGATACACGTTGAAGTAAGATGCACCGCCGGAAGTCCAAACTAGTTTGTTTGCCAGCGTGGTGCCGGAGGAATACCCAATAACGTTATTACCAACTCCCCCAATAGACGTGGGAAGAGATTCCTCTTTTCCGTCAAGAGACACAGCTGTAATAGCATATACCCAAAACATAAACACGTTGGGAGGATTGACAGCGGTAAGGGTCAAAGAAGTTGGGGTAGCCTGCGTCGGGCCGTAGGTTTCTTGAGTGACGGTGAAGGAAGTCGGGCTGACTCGGACAATGTTGTACGGAGGGTAGCTTGGGTGCGTCACTGTCATGGAGTTAGCGGACTGCGTGTATTTCAACAGCGCAATGTCGGCGGAAACCCAGGGCGTGGTAACGGTTAGGATTTTGTTTGCAGACCCACCAGATGCGTATGTGGTGTAAGCAGTGCTGTCGACGCCACTTCCGTCCAGGGTGGACAGGGTGAAATTATTTGCGTCGATAACAATGATGTTGTAGTTGCCCCCGTTAAGCTGGGTCATCCCAACTATCCCGGACAGATTGACTTCGTCTCCGGTGGAGAACCCGTGGGCAGCGGCTGTCACGTTGCAAGGCAAAGCTTTGCTGATGGCGGTGATTGTCTTGGAGGAAGAAACAACCTGCGCCCCGTTTTGATAGAACCGGGCGTAGAGGTGACCGAGTTCAATCACGTAGGCGGTAGATGTGTCGACGATGAAATCAACTACCCGCGCATTTAAGTAACCTGAAATATGTTTGCACTCTCCACAGAACTGCGAGCCGGGCTTTGTAACCGCGCCGCCCCGGAAGTCTGCATAGAAGTTCCGCATAACCGCGGCCCCGATCCGGTACTTGTCCAGATCTACGCGCGCGTACAGCGAGGGCGAAAGTTCCCCGGCGGCAAAGCTTGGCTGAATAACTGTCTGTGACATTAGCTACCCCACGGAGAAGAGCCAAAGGCTTCGGACCACATGCCCCAGGAGACGTCTTGGGAATAGGGGTTGAAGCCGGCAGAGCCCCCGATCATGCGGGTAGCGATCCAGTCGGCGGTGTGGTCGGTGGACGCGAAAGCCTCGTTGCCGTCCGCGGCCTGAGCCACCATGAGGGTTTCTTTGGCGGCGCGGGCGAACTCTTGACGGAGGGCGAAATTGCCGGTTAAGGGAATGCAGAGGCGGTAGGACAGAAGGGATACGAGGGCTTCTTCGAACAGGTCGTCAAAGAAGTCTGGGTCGTCAAGGTCCAGAGTGTAAACTGCAATTGCGTTGGCGATATTGGTCAGAAGAAGCTTCTGCAAAACACCCGTGGAGCTTTTCGCTGTGTGGATGATGAAAGGGTTGTCGCGCCGAGGTTGGCTTCCGCCCGCTGTCCAACTTCCACCGCCAGCATAGGTTGTTGACGTAGTGGAGATGGTAGTGGGTTGCTGGATGATATAGCGAACCCGAAGGCAGTCAGGTGGGTAGACATATGAGTAAAGTTCTGGATAGGGGGAAGTGTTGTCCGGGTACAGATCCCCAACTTGTGTCAGCAGGATTTGCGTCCGGGCAAAAGCCCAGTTTGCCATGCGAAGCAAAGACTTCCGGGAGGGCTCGTACCAAAACGCGCACTGCGTTGCTTCGATCCCTCCATCAGTCAAGGAAGCAATCGTGGACCTCGCCCCGCAGTCGCTCAGCGCCCGGTTGCAGATATCAACTGGAGAAGTCATTGCGCTTTATCCTTATGTGTGAGGAAAGCCCAAAGGAGAGAACCAAAACCCACCAGCCACGGAAGTTGGAGCAGCACCCAGTTCCACAAATCCTGCCCACCTTTGTTAAGTTGGGCCTTTTCTTCCAGGGTCTTAAGGCGGATTTGCATTTCATCAATCTCCCCCTTAAGGTTCTGCGCGGTGAGGGCAGACACCTCCCGGCCGAGGTTAGTAACCTCCGCAGTCAGCGCCCGAAGATTGGTATTTGTTTCCCGCATGTTCTCTGCTACTTGCTGGAGGGCGAACAAGTCGGCCCGCTCGAGCCTTTCCAGTCTTTGGTCTTCAGTTGCCATGACATGCTTTCGAAGTTAAGGCGCGCATCCTTCACGCCCGCGTTGAGGGGGGGTTAGCAGCCGGGGTTGGTGGTCCACGATGCTACGGCGACCGAGCCCGTCAGTAGATTGACGTTTTGCGTCCCGCCCGAGTTGGGCGTTCCCCCCGAACCAAAGTCCGCCGTGGTGATGTTTCCGCCCACGTCTGAATAGAAACAATTGCCGTTCAGATTGCCCGTGGGGTCTATGTAGTTGGATCGGGCAACGATGGTGCCGAAAGTGTTGTAAGAGGCGCGAATGGCGGCAGATGATGTGTAGACGCTGGAAGAAATGCTTACCGATGTCACGTTTCCGGGCGCGCAGGACAGCGTGTAAGTTGGGAATGTTCCACTCACGACGCGGGAATAAATACCCCCGCAAAGAAGACTGAGCCCCGCGCCAACGGGAACGCCAGACGCGCCAGAATTCACGGTCAGTGTCGTGCCGGTAATGCTGCCGTTGAACGTCTGGACCAGCGCCCCGCCGTTTGTGGCCAGCCGGGTGCCATCGTAATTTCCGATGATGGTGTTACCGATGACATTCCACAGGGTAAACGTTACCCCAAGTCCGCCGTTGTTCGTGGACGTACTGCTGCCAGACGAAATGTAGAACGGTGCTGTGGCCTGAAGCGTCGGAAAATACTTGGCCATCACGATGGTGTTGTAAAGGTCGTCTTCTTCAGGGACCACCGTCACGGACGGGTTGGTTTCTTCGATGAATTCTGCGTGCTGACTGTTGCCGTCTTGGCCCTGAATGCCTTCCGCATAATTGAACCGCCGGATAGACGTAACGCTTCCGACCTTGCGTCCGTCAATTGGGCGGCCTGTCGTGTACAGAAACACGTTATATTCCAGCGTGCGGGCGGATGTAGACGAAGCCAAAGTGATCGCGCTTATACCGTCCACCGTGCAGCGACCACCCGCACAAAGGGTCGAATTGAATTCATCTCCGCCATCAAACAAATTGAAGCCGATATAGATCGTGCTTTCGGCACCATTGTCGGCGACCAGTGCGCCCGTTGCCGTGCAGATGGCCGAGCCACATGCAAACTTGTTGTTCTTGATGATGACGTTGCCCGTGACCGATCCCTGAATGGTTAGGGAAATGCCGTTGTGCAGGCTGAAGTCATAGCCCTCGATGTCGGGGCTTGCGCCAGTACAGAACATACGGGGGCCGCTTCCGAGGCCGCCCGTAGCGGAATACGAGCATCCAATCGGTTGTTGAAGGCTGGGGTCTTTCAGAGTCAGGGACGTGTCATACCCCACCGAATAATCCACCCCCGCAACGTTCCACGGTTGCCGATGAGGGGCAACCCAGCTTTGGCCAGCCCCGATGAATGTGCCACTGGTGGCGTAGGTCGGGAAGCTGGTGCCGTAGGTCGTGGAAACGATGAAACTGCTCTTCTGGTTAGCTCCGACGCATCCATCCGCGTAAGACGTACCAAACGGACAGACTGACGTGGAATAGCCGCCCCGTGCGCCTGGGAACGTGCGCCCGTGCGATGACTTCCCCGCGTGAGTGGGGAATGCCGCCAATAGCGCCAGCAGAACGACAAGGGCAAAGCGCATTAGTATCCTGCGCATTGAAATGCGACCACGTTAGCCGCCGTCAATGACGTGGTGACGCCTGCGCGAGTGTACGCCTGAAAGGTTGAAACGGTTGTCGAAGTGACAGCGGTTTGCGCAATGATATTGCCCGTTGCCAGCTCAATGCCCGAGCAAATGTAGCCGTTAGTCGCAGCCGAGGGGAAAGTCAGGATAAATGTGGAGTTGGTCGGGCCGGTACCAGCGGCTTGCGTAAATGCGGAGGAACTGATTCCAACCGATGCGGGGGGCGAAGTTCCGATGCCTGTACCTGTAGCAGCAGGTTTGCTTCCGATCAATCGCGCGCCGTTGTACAGATATCCCGTCACGGAATTAAGCGTGCCGCTGGACACAACACTGCCGTTGGAACTGATGTTGAACACGCGGACGTTGTTCGCCAGGATGTCAACGTAATTTCCAGTGAAACCCGTAGCGCCGTTAATCCCTAGCAGAGTGCCGCCAGCGACAAAAGTCGAGGCTGCTCCTGCCGCCGGATCAATGTAGAACATCGGCTCCGTCGTGGAGGCGGTGTAGGTGCCGGTGAGCTTTTCAACTGCGCCCGTGGCCGATGCGCTGTTGGTGATGACGCCAGACACGTTGGTCAGCGTCGAGATGCCTCCGAACGCACCTGCGTTGTTGTACTGAAGCTGCGTCGTGGAGCCGCCGGGAGAGCCCGCACCACCGGACGAGGGCGGCGCACCAGGGCCACCCACCACCGTCTGCTGTGCGAGGGCCGTGGAGGCCAGCGAAAGGGCTGCAAGGCCCGCAATGAGGGAACGAGCGCGCATTACCACACCACCACAGTGAAGGCATGACCCGTGGTCGCAGCGACAGCCGACACGCTTGTCGTTTGGCCGGGGATGCAGAAGAATGATTGTCCGGGAACCAGCGTCAGGGTCGTGCCGTTGCCGGTCGTGGTCGCCGTGGTCACCGGATTGACGTAAAGGTTTTCAGCGCCCGCAATCGCCTGATCCGTCAAGCTGGTGGGGTTTGTGATGTAGCAGCCCCGCACAGGCCCCGTGACCACCGTTCGAGCCGTTCCGCCCGTGGTAATGGTGGAAGCCGTGCCCGCCACAGGGGTCTGGCCTGCCTGCTGAACCCGAAGACCGCCGTTGAGATCAAGGCTGAGAGCGTTCGCCGTGGCGTTGGAGTAGGACGGGGTTGCCGTAGTCGCCTGTCCATAAATCGGCAGCGTCGAACTTGCCGCCGTACCCGCTGCGATGGCCTTCATGATGGCGATGAGGGAGCCGCTGCCAGAGCCTGACCAGGATGTGTCGGACTGTGCGCCCAGGTCCACGATGGAGCCCGTGGCGTAGGCACCTGAGACGACCGCACCGGATGCGATGGTAGCAGGCCCGCCGCCGGTACCAGCAAGGGGCAATCCAGTGGTCGCGTCCACGATGACAACCGGGTCCGCCAGCTTGGTAGCCACAGCGGGCTGTCCGATGATGCGCGTATCAGCCAGCGCCACCGAGGGGAGAACCAGAGCCACAGCGGACCCTGCGAGGAGCTTGCGAAGGCCCATTTTGTCAAAGTTCCTTTTCGTGGTAGCGGTGAGAGATGGGAAACAAACCACCGTACGCGCCCGACGATTGGCACCAGTGGGGACCGT